CAGTCCACGGCACTTCAAGTGCTGTTGTTGGCGTTAGTGACACACAGGCTCTTACTAATAAAACTATAGTAGCTGCATCAAATACTATTACTACAGCGGCTACAGGTAATCTAACGTCCACTGACCTTAATGCAGCATTAGCTGAACTTCAAACAGATGTAGACACTAAGACTACCTTAGCTGCTGCTACTGCTGCTACAGCTGCTGACTTAGTTGCTACAAATCAAGATACTATTGATACTGCTGCTGATCTTGTAGCTACTAATCAAGACACTATAGACACAGCAGCAGACTTAGTACTTACCAATGCTGATGTTGTATTAACACATGCAGATGAAGTCCTTACGAGAGCAGATACAGTATTAACTGCTGCTGATGTTGTAAGTACCGCTGCTGCCGCTGCATCTGCGTCTGCTAGTGCTGCAACAGCTAGTGCGGCGGCTGCTGGTATCTACTGGAAAGAGCCTGTCGTAAATCGCTCAACGGCTAATCTTACTTTATCAGGTGAGCAGACGATTGATGGTATCCTAACGTCCACTTCACGTATCTTGGTTATGAACCAAAGTTCTGCTGCTGAGAATGGCATATACGTCACTGCGTCAGGTGCTTGGGCAAGAGCCGTACCATTGAATACTTGGGATGAACACGTAGGGGCCGTTGTGTTAGTTTCACAAGGCACTGCTTATAGTGACCAAGCCTTTATGTGTACGGTTGATCCCGGTGGTACGCTAGGTAGCACAGCAATTACATGGGCTGCATTTGGTGCAGTAGCAGTAAACTTCTCAGTTGATAGCTTTGAAACGAGTACGGATTACACGGCTGGAACAACCACTACTTTAGTTATTACTACGGATGCTGGCTCAGAAGAGAACATTCGCGTTAGCTTCGACGGTGTTGTACAGCATCATTCAACCTATACCTACACATCAGGTACACGGACAATCACTTTTGATGCAGCTATCCCAATCGGAACTGCTGAAGTTGAATGTCAGTACGGCTCATCTGTCGGTATTGGTACGCCAAGTGACGGTACAGTAAGTGCAGTTAAGATTGCTTCAAATGCAGTAGAGACTGCTAAGATAGCAGACAACGCAGTCACACTTGCTAAGATGGCATCTGGGACTGATGGGTCTATCATAAGTTATGACAGTAGCACAAATCCTGTTTTGATTGCTCCCGGTAATGATGGGCAAGTGCTGACAAGTGCTGGCGCTGGCGCTCAACCAGCTTTTGAAACGTTACCCGCCGCTTCACAAGATGTCGTTTTGTTAAGTACAACTAACGCCTCGACAGCTTCAACCGTAGATTTAACTGGTAATTTTACAACAACATATACCAGTTACGAAATCAAAGGAGTTGATATATTCACTTCAAGCAGTACAGCGGCACTTTATATGCAGGTCATATTCAATGGCACGGTGATAACTGGTGGCGTTTATTATGGTCACAGGATGATCCCGTCAAGAGCGGGTAGTGAATACGCTGGTAACGCGACTAGTGCTGGAAATCAATTTACAATAATTAATCAACTGAGTTCTGGTTCACACCAAGGCACTGGTTTTTCTGTAAATCTTTTAAATGCTCCAGCAACAACAAACTCTTATAAATTCTTTACTTGGAGTGGAATGTCGGCAGAAGGCTGGACAATTAATTTTGGTGCTGGTGGTGTGAATGACGCAACCGATTCAAACCTAACCGGTCTAAGATTTGTAACCTCTGCCGGAACTGTTAGTGGTAAATTTTTAGTGTATGGGATTAAATAAAATGGCAAGGCATCATTGCACATCAAATGGAAATATAGCTTACACAGCGGAAGAAGAAGCCGCGCAAGACATTATTGATCAAGCGTGGGAAGACGGAGCAGATGCTAGAGTAATGGCAGACGTTAGAGCCATGCGAGATGACTTGTTAGCCGCAACCGATTGGGCTGCACTTCCTGATTCACCTACAATGTCAGACGCAATGACAACTTACAGAACAGCCCTACGTGATTATCCTGCAACCTATGCACTTGATAATGAAGCCGACATTCCAGAGTTAGGAGAATAAGAGATGGCTACAGTAATAACTCATGGCGTAGTTGGCCCACGGACTATTAATGCACAGACAGGTACGACATATACCATAGTCTTAGGTGATGCTAACAAGTTAATCACAATGGCTAATGCTAGTGCTAACACGCTAACGATCCCATTGAATAGCTCAGTGGCTTTCCCTGTAGGCACACAGATTGATATTCAGATGTACGGTGCTGGTGTTACCAGTATTGCAGGAGCTACCTCAGTAACACTTAACGGTGTTAGTGCCGGAACAGGTGCAATGACAACACAATATCAAGCTGTCTCTATCGTTAAACAAGGGACAGACACTTGGACTGTTAGTGGTGATGTAGGAGCAGTTGCTTAATGTTACATTCGTTTCCAATGATGATAGCGAATAGTGTCGGTGGTGGTGGGTATATCATTCAGGGCAGTGGGCTGTTTGGGGGTACGACTTCCGATTTTTTAGATGGGTACGTTCCTTCAACGCCAACAGATAACAATGTGTGGACTTACGAAGCTGTCGTTAAGTTATCTGCTATTGGCACTATTATGAGCTTACTAGACAGCACATCAAGCGATACAGTTCAAGCATACATACGAATTAATTCAAACGGTCTTATACGTGTATTTGATTATAACTCTGGCACTAACCATGACATAAATTCATATGCTGAGTTACGTGATCCTTCCGCCTATTATAGTATAGTTGTAGCTTTTGATTCTGGAGAAGCAAGTGCCACAGACAGAGTGAAGATTTGGATAAATGGCACAGCACAGTCTACACAAGGCGATGCACCATCTCTTAACGCCGCCAGCTATATAAACACTTCTGGGCGTGAAATGAATATCGGCAACAACACTGGTGGGTCAGTTGACTCTATGTTTGACGGTTACTTTGCAAGAGCTACTTTCATTGACGGACAAGCACTAAACCCAACATCATTCGGTGAACTAACAGACGATGGCTTCTGGCAGATCAATGATGTAAGTGAATTAACTTTTGGGAATAATGGTTTCTTAATTGAAGGCGGCGCTGCAATGTCTGCTGGTACGGATAGTTCTGGTAACAGCAAATCCTTCACCAAGACAGGCACAATAACTGCCACCAACGATTCTCCGACAAATGGTGGTGATGATGATGAGTATGGGAATTATGCTACGCTTAACCCTTTAGATTTAAGAATGTCGGCAGTTGCAGCAACATTATCTAACGGTAACTTAAACATAGCAACAGGTGGTGGTGGTGGGCGAGGCTCAACTATTATGCTTCCTTCGTCTGGTAAATATAAAGTCGAGCTAATTCCTACTGGGACGATCAATACAAGTTCGTTTGGTATTACATCAAGTACAACAAACGATGGTAATATGCTTCGTACAGGTGCTGTGATTAAGATAGACGGGTCTAATAGCCAAACTGGTTTGACCGCAATGGCGGTTGGGCAAGTCCATGTTATGCTAATTGATATGGATGCTATGACTGTTCAGTTTAAACTTAATAACGCTAATACAGGTTCCGCTGCGGCACTTAGCGCAGACGCTGGTCTAGGGTACATGATCCACACTTGGGATTCTGATGGCAACACTGATTGGAGCGTAAATTTTGGGCAGTTAGGATTTACGCATGAAGATGCTGATTATTTGCCACTAGCAACCCAAAACCTACCAACCCCAGCCGTAGTAAATTATGAAGATGAATACTACATTGAAGCTGGAATTAGCCACAGCAACGGATCAACGACAGCAGTCACATTGCCAAAGTCTGTGTCTGGTGGTGCGATGGTTCGTATTAAACGTACAGATTCCACAGGTAGCTGGTATGTGTTCGATACTGTTCGTGGAGCTAATAAGTTTGTTTATTGGGATTCCCGTATTGTTGAAGACAGTTCAACCTTTGATGATCAAAACTTAACAGGAACGACATTTACAATCCCATCCGATATGGCTACTGGCACTTATCTTTTAGAGTGTTTTTACATGGGGAGCTACTTCCAAATCCAGACGTACACTGGAAACGCTACGAATCGAACAGTCTCGTTTGCCGCTACATTAGATAGCGCACCGGGTTTTGGGTGTGTAATTAATAGGTCTGTAAATACAGGTTCACAGGTTGCACAGCATAGCGCGTTACTCGGTACTCAGTTTTTGAATATTGATACAGCGGCTACTGCACAAACGTATGCAACTGTGTGGAATAGCACTTTAGCAACAACCACTGAGTTCTCATTAGGGACAGACACAACAGGCAATAAGAATACAGATAGCTATGTAGGATACTTCTGGGCGAACAGCGGCCCGTATGCGTTTGGGTCTTACAATCCAAATAATTCTGCTGATGGGCCAATGATTAATTTAGGCGGGATGCCAGCCACTATGGTCGTAAAACGTAATGGTGGGTCTAGTTGGAATTGGACACTGATTACGAAAGTAATAGATACCTATAACGAGGGTTATCAGTATCTTGAACCAAACACAACAATAGCCCCGAATACGTCATCAACAGTCAATGAGTTTGATCTAGTCTCTAATGGCTTGAAGGTAAGGGAGGCTGGCAACAATTCATTGAATGGTACACCAGCATCAGACATACAAGTATACGGAGCCTTCGGCATACAGCCATTAACAGACGGTGCAGTCAACCAAGGTAGGGCTAAATAACATGAGCATAGATCAAGTAAGCGCAGCTATAGGTGAACTTAAAGCAGAAGCTACATCATCTAAGAACCAACGTGCAGCCCTGTTCGATCAAGTAGGGGACATTAAAAAGATGGTGGCTGATCTAACTGTTGTCATCCAGACTAACATTACTAAGGATGATATAAAGATATCTGAAATTGAAAAAGACATTAAGTCCCACAGTTCTTCTATTGGAGAGCTAAAGAAGTTTAAACAACGTATGCTCATTGGTGTTGCCGCTATTGGCGGCACTGGTGGGATCGTCGGAGCCTTGACTACTGGTTTAGCAAATAAACTAGGGTTAGGTTAATCAACTCATATATACAAAGGAACATAATATGCCAATTAAAATCGTACCAAAAAAGAAACCAAAAAAGAAACCTACGAAGCAAGTAAATCGTAAAGTTAAAGGCTACTAATATAATAAGGTAAAAAGTATGGCTGAGTTTGGAAAGAGAAGCGAAGAGTGTCTAGAGTCTTGTGATGAACGTATACAGCTAGTACTTAGAGAAGCAATAAAGCATTATGACTTTGCAGTAATTAAAGGACACAGGGGGGAAGATGAGCAGAATGAGGCATTTAGAAGTGGCAATAGTCAGCTTAAGTTCCCCTTTAGTAAACATAATCAACATCCTTCTAAAGCGGTGGACATAGTACCTTACCCTGTTGATTGGGATAACCAAGCTAGGTTTAAAACTCTTGCTCAGGTAATCAAAGGATCAGCTGAGAAAGTAGGCGTAGAGGACATACATTGGGGCTATGACTTATGGCAGTGGGACGCACCACATTGGCAACTAGGGAAATAACATGGCAAAGAATAAAACACATTACTTAAAAAGTGGAGCAGTCTACACTGGCCCTACTCATAAAACAAATGGTAATCTAATGACAGGGGCAAGGCATACAGCTAATAGCAAGATGCTTTCTCATACTAAACCTAAGAAGAGAGCGTAAGGAAAACATAATGCTTCCGTTTATTGGACCTGTAATCTCAGGAGTTTTAGGTATAGGTAAGACCTACCTAAAGAACAAAGCTGAAGTCGCTAAAGCTAAACATGTTCGTAAACTCACTAGTATCGAAGGTGATCAGGCTTGGGAGATAGAGCAGGCTAAGAACCAATCAGGTAGTTGGAAAGATGAGTTTGCTCTAGTAGTAATCATATCCCCATTCATAGCTATGTTTTTAGCCGCTGTATTCGGTAATACAGAGATGGTCAATAGAATAGGGGATGCCTTTATAATCCTTAAGACTGATGTACCGGGAGAATACTGGTATTTACTTGGTGTAGCATTTGCATCTACATTCGCAATCAAAGGTGTTCCATCTATGCTTAATAAAATTAGAGGTAAATAATGTCATACAGAACTATAGTAAATAAAGTCTTACGTAGACTTCGGGAGTCCTCTGTATCAGCAGATTGGATTGGTGATCTTGCGGGTAACACTGAAGTAGATGACTATGTTCAGTTGATTGGTGACTATGTAAATGAAGCTAAACTTAGTGTTGAGGATGCATGGAAGTGGACCACTTTAAGATCAGTAGTCACTATAACTACTTCAGCAGCCACTAATGCATACACCATTACAGGAGCTACAAACCGTAGTAAGGTTCTACAGGTTATAGACAATACAAACAACTTTACCCTGAAGTTAATGTCGGATGAACAGTTCTATGACTACAAGTTTATTGGTAATCAAACGGACAGTAACCCTATTGCATACAGGATCAACGGTACAACGATGGACTTCTACCCACAGCCCAGTGGTACATTTGACATTAAAGTACACATTGTAATACCTCAGACAGACCTTACAGAAGCCGCTACAGAAATGACCGTACCTGAACTACCAGTAGTCCTAGCTGCATATGCTCTAGCACTTGCTGAACGTGGTGAGGACGGAGGAGCTGGTGTAGGTGTAGTAGCCGCTAGGTTCGATAGTACCTTATCTGATGCAATAACTCAAGATGAGTCACGCACAGTGAATGAAACGGTGTGGTATGCCAGTTAAGCCCTTACGTCCCACACGATTAGACGGGTTAGGCTCT